ATATAAAGATGAATCTGCTATAAAAAATGCATCTGCTCTACTTTCACACATATCAACTGCTTTCTGAACTAATGTTCCTTCTGATTCAATTGAGATACCAGGCATTAGTAATAGATTTATATCATACTCATCTTGATTTGCTAATAGATTTATAGCATCTTCATAAGAAGTGCCTGGATTCATTCCTTGTACATTTGTTGAAGATATTGCATCATAAAATAAAGCTTGTGAACCATTATTAGAACCATGGTGATTACCAAATGTATCAAAATCAACCTCACCTGCTCCTCCTCCAAAAAATGATGAACTTTGTACTTGTGGTAATGAACCCGATTGTGCTGGTAAAGTCAATTTACCATTTTCATCTAAATAATTTGGAGTTGCTGTAATTACTGACTTAACTCTTATGTATTTTGATTTAACTGGATACTCACCAGTTGGTTTGATATAAGGTTCTGAAGTACCTGAACCTTGTAAAGACAAGTCTTGGTTACCAATAACTCTTGCAATATAATTATTTGCATTTGGGTCTACTGAAACATTGTTCCAAGATTCTAATACATTTTTTCTTTTTATTGTATCGTTGCCACCTCTTACTAATACATTAAATGTTCCTTTAGCATTATTAATATTAGTAATCTCAACTCTGAAATTATCTTTTGAACCTGAAATTAAGATATTATTCTCACCTTCTCCAGTCGTAGTAGTAATTTCTTTTCCTGTTGCATCAATACTAGAAGATGCTTTACTATTATAAACAACTCCGTCTCCTAGTGTTGCAAATTCAATTGATGAGCCCGAAGCTACATTTCCATATGAACCTACCGCACCTTTATAAACGGTTGCTGTAGCTTCTGTTTGGTCACCAACTCTAATAACGGTTAGAGGACCTCCATTTTGTAAATATTGTTCTGCTGCATGTGATGTTAAGTATTGATAGTAGTTTGAACCACTCCTAAATGTTGTACCAAACATAGCTTCAAACTCACTAAATGTCTGAACTATTGTAGGAATCATTGCAGGACCTTTAACGGTTGGTCCTATAATTGCTGCTCCTATATCACCAACTGCTGCTGGTAAAAAGGAAGCGTCTATTTCATTGGTAAATACACCTGGAGATACGACTTTTTCTGCCATTATTTTTCTCCTAATTTTTTTAGATTCTTAATTAAATATATGTATTGATAACCACAAGATATCATCATATATAAATATATGCGAAATACTGCAAACTGAGTTTTTATTTTTGTTTTACTAAAATAATTTATGAATTTTCAGTTGTTTCTGTTTTAGGTGCAGGAACAAATTCTCCATCACCGATATTTAGTGTACCTAAACCGTATTTATCTTGAAGACTTTTTATAAAATCTTTTTCTGCATCTTGAGTTTTTTTATATTCTGACATAACTTCGCCTTCTTGTTCATGCAAAGCATCTAATTGTGATTCAAAATTATGTCTAGAAAGATGAATTTGACCAATGGCACTTTGTATATTAAAATAATTTTTTCTAATATCTGTTATTTTATTTAGTTCCTCTGGCAATAATTTGATTGGTTCTGACATTTATAACCTCCATTAATTAATGTTTTGTTCATATATAAATATATATTTATTTTTAAAAAAGTGAATTTTTTTTATTCAATGATATTTTCTGAAAATACAACTTTACCCGGACTTCTTGTTTTTTGTAATGTTGATATTTTATTTGTAACTATTGAATTATAATCTTCAGGTAGTAGGTAAGCTTTTGTTTGTACAGAAAAATTACTTTTGATAAATCGTTGACCTGCTTGGTCCATCTCTGAACCATCTGAAATACTCTCAACAAGAGAATAAAATTTTCTTTCTTGTCCTGTTCCCCAATACTGATTATTAAATTCAATAAAGGCTTCTGTTAGTGTATTCATTTGTTCTATAAAATTAGACCATAAAATAACTTCGTATGTTACATTTACATAATTTGGAACCGTTGTAACTAAAAATTCTGTGATAGGTTTCATTCCCTGTTGAACTGCAAATCTATCGTATCTATTAGTTTTTGACCAAGAAGTACCAACTATATAATCACTATCTTCTCTTTTTAAATCGTGTTCCATACCCACAGGTAATTCAGTACTTTTTGCTACTTCTGTTCTTTTTATCATAATTAATGGTAAAATTAAAGCACCTTGTTTATCTCTTAAAACACCTTTTTTCCTAGCTGATACCCACCTTTCTTGATTTGCATACATAACTGGAACTTTAAAAGATTCATTGTTTTCTTTAATTGTAGGTCTTATTACATCTTTAATAAATCCCATTATTGATGTATCAACATCTTTTAAAGTTACTGCATAATTTTTTGTAAAATCTGTACCAGGTGAGTAAGATACTGCTACATTTTCACTTCTATTTACATTAGGTCTAGCATTAATATCTTTAGTAGAAACTTGATTAGCTCTATTGATAGATTCTTTACTTACAATTTGTTTATTTGTTATTGGTTTAACTGCCATTTTTTCTCAATGCTCTTAATTTATCAAGTTTATTATTTACCTTACCATTTTTTACATTATCTATTTTTACATTTGAATCATCTGCTTTAGATAAAAATACATTTCTTTTTATGTCTACATCTACAGCTGTATTTTCATCATACACATTTAAGTTACCATTTTTTACTTTTATGTTATCTATCTTACCTATTAAAGTATTCATCATAGATTCCATTTTTTCACCATATACATTTGTTTCTTCTTTATAAACACCTGTAGATTTATTATCAATGTTATTACCACTAACAATTTCTTTTTTTACTTCTTGTTTTTCTGGTTGTACAAAATTAGGATTTTTTGATAACTTTTCAGTATCATATTTTGTTATTTGTTTTCCTATAATTTGTTGAACAGCCATTATCTTGGTCTCTCTTCAATCTGTAATGATGATAGTTTAGCGTAATGTGCAGTAGCTCTTATTTGATGTTTATATCCTGGATGACCAGCTACCAATTGAGGTTCTGTTGTTCCATTGATTTCCCAATATTGGTCATTCCAATCTACTATATCACCAATCTCAGGATAAAAATTTAATGAACCACTTGCAAGATTTTGTCTTTGAAAATACATTTCAATATCACCTCTATAATCTGCTCCAAATTCATCCTGTTCTATTGTAGGTTCATTATAAAGAATCAAACAATTTACTCTAAATCCTACATCATAATATTTTGTAGTAGATTCACCATACAAATTGTCTTCTGTATTTTCGACATTTATTTTGTAAACATCTACAGATTGACCAACAATTTCATCAATTAACTCTTCATTCATAGAGTTCATTAAATCAAATTCTTTTTTTGGCATAAAAAATGGACTTGTTCTTGACATTATATTATCCTATGTATATTTTTAATGGTGACCTTCCAAGTACTACACTTTGAGCTTGTGCTTCTTCTGCTTCTGCTTGAGCTTTAGCTGTCAAAGATACTTGGTCTAAAAACATTTTTAATTCTTCTACTAACATATTCTTCTCTTCTCTACCTTCAGCTTTTAAAGCTTCACCATCAAGAGAGACTTCTCCATTTGGTATTGGCATAGAAGAATATTTACTTCTTACAATACCTAATAACTCTTTTGCTAATGCTAATGTATATCTTCGTATCCATTGTCTACCTACAGAATTTATTTCTGAATATGTAATAAATTTGTAAGGTACATTAGATGGGTCTGTAGTTCTACCTTGTGTAAAATCTGATACTAATGCATTTTTTTCTTCTCTGACATAATAATTAAAAAACACTTTATCACCAACATCTTTAGCTTGTGGCATAGGAAACAATCTTAATTTGTTGTTTACCAATTCAAAAGAAAATTGTGCTTTTCTAATTTTATCATTTGTTTCTATTGCTTGAGCTCTTGTAATATCATGGTGTAATGGTCTCAATATAAAAGATACTGCAGGTGCAACATTACCCATTCCAAAATTATCTAACATATTTCTTTGTTCAAAAGAACCTGCAAACGGGTCATAAAATCTTGTGATAGCTGAAGGTCCATAA